AATTCGCCCGAAATCGGGTCGCGCAGCCCATGTTCGAGAAGGGTCTTGCAGAAGGTGCGGTTGGTCGACTCCGCAAAGAACTTCTTCTCAAAATCGCGGCCCGCAAAGGCATCCTCAAGTTCGTTGCCATCTTCGTCGGTGGTGATGACAACGAAGCCTTGATCAGACAGAAGCTGCGTCGTTACCCCCGTACGGGCGTCGACAACGTAGGGATTGATGAGAAAACCATCCTTAACCCCGTCGAGAAGCGAATAGCGGTAGGTTGGCTCCCCGTTTTGGCAGCCGAAGGTGCGGTAAGTGTCGAGCATAGTGCGCCGCTCGGTCTCGCGCGGGTCGCGCGTGGCAATGCCGCCAGACTGCTTGAGGTAGTCTCTGGGCGTGGCAGTAAGGCCAAGTTTATATCCGATGAAATACTCGAACACCGCTCGGGCATTTCCACCAATGGAACGGTGCGCTTCGTCCGAGATTACCAGATCAAAATCAGTAGGTGCAAAGAGCCGTCGATACTTATCATTGAACAGAAGCGACTGAACCGTCGTCACGACGATGTCAGCTTTGCGCCAGTCGTCACGCTGCTCTTTGTAGATGACAGAAGTGAAGTCATTTCGCAGATAGGTTTTGAACGCCTTGTCGGCCTGTACTTCCAACTCAAGGCGGTCGACCAGGAACAAAACGCGGCGTGCGTTCCCCGTCTTGAGAAACAGCTTGATGATTGCGGCGGAGGTCATGGTTTTACCCGTGCCGGTGGCCATCTCGAAAAGAAAGCGCGTCGCGCCCTTTTTCGCGTCTTCCTGCACGCGTTCGATTGCGTGCTGCTGATAGCGCCGTAGGAAGCGCAGCTTCGCCTTCTCGATGAAGGCTGGGCGTTCGGCCTCGACCTTCCAGCCCGCCTCTTGGTCGTAGCAAGGCATCTGGGTCAGGGCAATGTAGTCGAGGCCCACATGCTCGTTTGCCAGCCGCTCAGCGTCGGGTGTGAAGGCATAGTGGTTGCCAATGTCGACTGGGGTCGGGAACTTGGTGATGACAGTCGGGTTGCCCTGCTCCAAATCCCAAAGGTAGTGGATGTTGCCATTGCTCAGGATGACGAAGCGCGCGTTTTGCGAGCGCGCATATTTACGAGCTTGTTCTTTGGCAGATAGTGGGTTTTTGCCTTCAGCCTTCGCCTCTAAAACGATTAGCGGCTTGCCCAACCCATCCAGAAGCAAGAAGTCTACGAAGCCATTAACCGCTTTCTCAAGGTCGTCACCGAGCGCGTAAAGGTCTTCAGCCTTGAGTTTAACATTGGGCTCCAACACAACGTTAGCAAGACCATTTCCATCATCGAAGAAGCGCCATCCAGCTTCCTCAAGAAGTCGGTTGATCTTGATCCGCGCTGTCGCCTCCTTTAGTGCCAAACGATCTCTCCCTGAAACATTAAGGCCGTTTTTTATTCTTTTGGCCGCGATCACCGATCGCCATGCCTCACTTGCACTGACAAGACGCGGCGCTTCAATCCAATCGGCAACTTGACATTCCCGACCTTTCCCGACTGCTCTGATACCGCGTAAGCAGTGGAAGTGAAAGACTCCGCGGCATGCGGACGCTCCTCCATCGCTTTTTCGGTCGCCCCGGCACTCGTGCGTTTGACGCTGCGGGTGGCGGTCGGCGTTGGGAGGGCGCGCGAACAGTCGATGGGCTGAACACGGCGATCCTCGCGGGCGCGACTACGGCGGCGCGACGGGCCGGGTGGTATGCGCGCAACAACCCGTGGGTGGCGGCGGCGGTGGACAGCCTGGTCGGCAATGTTGTCGGCGCTGGGATCAAGCCGCAGTCCACCCATCCCGACCGGGCAGTGCGCGAACGGCTGCAGGTGCTTTGGCTGCGCTGGACAGATCATGCCGATCCGGGTGGGCTGGCGGATTTCTATGGGCTGCAGGCCATGGCCGTGCGGGCGATGGTAGAGGGCGGCGAAAGTTTCGCCCGTCTGCGCGTCGTACCCGACGGTACGGCTGTCCCCCTGCACATCGACCTGTTGGACCGGGACCAGGTGCCGCTGGACTTGCATCGCGACATCGGCGGCGGTGCGCGCGTCAGGGCGGGGATCGAGTTCAACAGCGCTGGGCAACGCGCCGCCTACTGGGTGATGAGGGACCGGCCCGGCGATCCGCTGACCTCGTTGCGGCTGGAACCTCTGCGCATCCCCGCCACAGATTGCCTGCATCTCTTCAAGCCGCTCGCCGCTGGCCAGTTGCGCGGAATCACTTGGCTCGCTCCGGTTCTGCTGCGACTGCACGAGTTGGACCAGTTCGAGGATGCAGCGCTGGTGAAGGCCAAGGTGGCGGCGCTGTTCACCGGCTTCATCACCGATCCTGATGGCTCTGCGGGCGGGTTGACCGGCACCAATACCAACGGCGCGCTGACGGTTGGCATGGAACCCGGCAGCCTGATCCCCCTGCCGCCTGGCACAGACATCCGCTTTTCCAACCCGACCGAGAGCGACGCCTATGGCCCCTTCGTCAAGAACCACCTCCGCGCTGTCGCCGCTGGCATGGGCCTGCCTTATGAACTGGTTTCCGGCGATCTGGAGGGCGTGACCTATTCTTCGATCCGGGCCGGGCTGATCGAATTCCGCCGCCGCGTCGAGCAGTTGCAGCACAACGTCGTCGTGCACCTGTTCTGCCGCCCGGTCTGGGACCGCTTCGTGCGCCTAGCGGTGCTGTCGGGTGATCTGCCAGCACGTGATTTCGACCGTGATCCCGCTGCCTATCTTTCCTGCGAATGGCTCCCGCCCAAGTTCGATTACGTCGATCCGAAGAAAGACGTGGAGGCTGAGATCCTCGCGATCAACGCCGGTCTCAAGAGCCGACGGCAGGCGATTTCCGAACGGGGCTACGACGCCGAACAGGTCGATGCCGAGATTGCCGCCGACAAGGCACGCACCGATGCGCTGGGCCTGAGCTTCGGCACGCCGCCCGCCGCCAAGGAGGATATTCCCGATGAATGACACGGTCACCCTGCTGATCCGCCGCGCCGACCTTGCCCCGGCCAGTGCCGATCGCGACGCCCGCACCGTCGAGGTGATCTGGTCCACCGGCGCGCCCGTGCGCCGCCGCGACATGGCGGGCCCCTATGTCGAACGTCTCAGCCTTGCGCCGGAAGCGGTGGACTTGTCGCGCCTCCAAGGGGCCAGCGTGCTCGATGCCCACCGGCAATCCGCAGTCCGCGATGTGCTGGGCAGCGTGCAAACCGCCAGCGTCGATGGCCAGCGCGGCACGGCGCTGATCCGGTTCTCGGCCCGGCCAGAGGTGGAGCCTCTGTGGCAGGACGTGCTGTCCGGGATCCTGCGCCATGTTTCGGTCGGCTATTCGGTCGAGGAATGGGCCGAGACCACCGAGAACGGCGCGCGTGTGCTGACCGCTGTGCGCTGGACACCCCACGAGATTTCCCTTGTCCCCACCCCGGCTGACCCGGGTGCCCGCATCCGCATGGAGACCAATATGCCCGACGCCATCACACCTTCCCCGCCCGAGACGCAGACACGCGCTGCGATCAACACTGAGATCCGCTCCATTGCCCGTATCGCCGGGCTGGACCAGCCTTGGATCGACGGCCAGATCGACGCCGCCGTCGATGGCGACACCGCCCGCCGTGCCGCCTTCGAGGCGCTGGCCAGCCGGAGCGCGCCCACCATCCGCACCGAACAGGTGCGCGTCGAAATGGGCAACAGCCAGGACGACCCGGCCTTGCGTGCCCGCCAGATGGGCGAGGCCCTCTACGCCCGGATCAACCCGCGTCACGAACTTTCAGAACCGGCCCGCCGTTATGCCTATGCCACGCCGGTGGACATGGCCAAGGAACTGCTGACCCTGCGCGGCGAGTCCACCATGGCCTTGTCGCCCGCCAGCCTCGTCACGCGCGCCCTGCACACGACATCCGACTTCCCGATCATCCTCGGCAACACCGTGGGCCGCGTGCTGCGTGATGCCTACCAGGCCGCACCTTCCGGCATCCGCCGCCTTGGCCGCCAGACCTCGGCGCGGGATTTCCGCTCGGTGAACAAAATCATGCTGGGCGAGGCCCCACTGCTGGAGAAGCTGAACGAGCACGGCGAAATCAAGGCTGGAACGATGGCCGAGGCGCGAGAAGCCTACAAGATCGAGACCTGGGCCAAGAAGATCGGCATCACCCGGCAGGTCTTGGTGAATGACGACATCGGGGCGTTTTCAGATCTCGCGCGCCGCATGGGCCAGGGGGCCGCAGAGACTGAGGCCCGGATCCTCGTCACCCTGCTGGAGGCGAACAGCGGCAACGGCCCGACGCTTTCGGACACCAAGGCCCTGTTTCATGTCGATCACGGCAACAGGGCGGCCAGCGGCGCGGTGATTTCCGATGCCACCCTGTCCGCAGCCCGGCTGGCACTGCGCACCCAGAAGGGGATCGATGGCCGCATCATCAGGGTCACGCCGAAGAACCTGCTGGTGCCGCCCGCGCTGGAGACCGTGGCCGAGAAGTGGCTGGCAACCATCGCGCCCGCCACCGCCGCCGATGTGAACCCCTTCTCGGGTGCCATGTCGCTGGTGGTGGAGCCGCGTCTGTCCAGCGCCACCCGCTGGTATGTCACCGCCGACCCGGGCGAGATCGACGGCCTCGAGTTTGCATACCTATCGGGCAACGAAGGGCCTCAGGTCGAAAGCAGGTCTGGGTGGGACGTGGACGGCGTGGAAATCCGGGTGATCCTGGACTTCGGCGCAGGCTTCATCGACCACCGCGGCTGGTTCCAGAACGCAGGCGCATAATGGCCGACCTCGCCCAACTCACCGCCTGGCGCGATGCCCTGATGGCCGCCCGCTATCAGGGCGTCCGAACCGTCGAATATGACGGCAAGCGGGTCACCTACGCGACCGATACAGAAATGGCGGCCGCGCTGGGCGACCTCAATCGCCAGATCATCGGCACCACGGCGCGCATAGCCGTGGTCCGCATCCAATCCTCGAAAGGGCTCTGATCATGAAGAACCACATTCAGAAAGGCGACGTCATCACCGTGCCCGCTCCCGCAGGCGGCGTCGCCTCTGGCGAGGGCGTCATCGTCGGCAACATCTTCGGCATCGCTGCCTATGCCGCCGCCGTGGGCGAGCCGGTCGAACTGGCCACCACCGGCGTCTATCAACTGCCAAAAGCCACCGCCGCCGTGCTGACGGTTGGCGCACGCGTGGCGTGGGACAACACCGCGAAGAACATCAACGTGCCGGGCACTGGGCGTTTCCCGGTGGGTATCGCGACTGAAGCTGCCGGGAACGGCATCACGAGCGTGGCTGTTCGACTGGATGGCGTGGGGACTGTTGCAGCATGATGGAGCGAGATATCCGCGCCGTTCTGGATGGTCTCACCCTGTTGGTCGAGGACACGAAGGGGGCGAGTCAGATTGACGCGATGCGCAACTATGCAACGATCATGGCCCTGTGCGCCGATCTTCGGAAGGCGGCCATCGAATACAATGGGACATGGAACATCACCATGGTCATCGGTGAGTTGGAAAACCATATGGCGGCAGTCGCTGGGCTGTTCCCCACGTGGGATCTGCTGACGGATCAGCATTTAAGAGGCGCTCGCGCCGCCATCAGCAAGCTGGCCATGCCCACGTGCTTCGGGCAGTAGTCAGGAAACCGGTTTGGCCAAGGGAACATCGCACGAACATCCGGCCATTCCTGTGTCGCATGGGTGTTGCACGGAGGAAATCGGAACGGCTGTAAGTCTTTGGAATCCCAAAGAAACGTGTTGTTCTGTGTTGCAACGCAAGAAGGGCGCCCGTTGGGCGCCCTGCATCGGCCTAAGCCTTTGATATCTTAATAGATTGTTTGGTTGCGGGAGTAGGATTTGAACCTACGACCTTCAGGTTATGAGCCATGGCGA